GGGAAACATCGCGGGTGGAATGAAAAACGCAAAAGTAGTAGATGCATACATTTATAGGAGATATGAATATTGAAAAAAATAAATAATATAGAATACAAGTTTAATGAAGATATATCAATTGAGCTCTTAAAGAGACATATTGATAAGACTTATACGAGTCATTACTCAAAAAATAAGTTTCAGTCAACAGAGTTTATTACTGACTCTGGTCATGGCACTGGCTTTTGTATCGGCAATATAATGAAGTATGCTCAGCGTTATGGCAAAAAAGGTCATCATCATGATCATAAGAAAGATCTACTAAAGATACTTCACTATGCTATAATTCAATTACATGTTCATGAAAAAGAGTGGATTGATGAGCATGGTTTATCTGATGACATATCAGATAATATACTAGGAGATCTAGGAATTGATTCTAAGAATCATTCGGCATGGGGCGAAGATTGCTGAGGTGATCTGCTCTAAACTTACCTACTAGCTGCGCTCTAAATCTTTTTTTCTCCTCAGGAGCGTAGCGTAGGTACTCTTGGATTGCAACTCCAGAAAATCCCTTAAACATTAAATAACCATTGATATACACACGACCTTCAGATCCTTCGAGCTCAAGGCCACAATTTTTATGCAAATACGTAATCGTTGTCATTTTTTAAAGCTGTCATTTAGTGAATCTACTACGTTATCAATATTAGGTGGTTGTCCATCTGGATCATACTTGCAACGATATTCCATAGGACATTGTCCTTCAACCACTAAGGTGTAGGTATCATTTGCTCCCCTATATAGACAGACTTGATCTCCACTCTTCGCTTGAACTCTCTTATATCTTCTACATGTTATATACTTAGGATCTTCTCTTTTACCTAATCTCTTTTCCTGCTCCCATGTCCAATCACTAAACTTTTTTAAATAACACGTAAAACATTGAATGATGTTTGGTGTTTTATTTTCATTTCCAAATCTATCCGAACCACCCGCGGTCGACGCCCATGAGACCCATAATAAACAAGACAAGAATAATAGTACCACCGCCGATAACGAGAGTGATGACTGCCCATTCGAAGATCTTTCTTTTAAATTTTGCTTTCTCATATATTTCTTTCTGTCGTCTTTTACGTATTTGTCCTTCCATACGAAGTAGTTCATCCCATGATGATGGACCATGAGTGAACATTAAGAATTGCTTAAGTTCATATCTTTGTTCTTCTAACTTTTTTTTCGCGGCAAATGCTTCGATAGCTTCTCCTTCAACAGACCCTCCTCCAAAAACCTTTTTAAATACACCAGGATTTTGAGCATCTTTTGCAGCATTATCAATATCAGATACAGCACCCATCCATCTAGATAAGTCCTGTGACATAGATTCTAAATCGCGGCCTGCTTGGAATGCTTTTTTGATTCCACCAAAGGCAGCGCTGGCTGTGGACATTGCCACCCCAATACTTATCGGATCAAACATATATTTTGCCTCTCTACTATTAAACAATCAAGTCGCTAAAATATATGATAAAGAATAATTTAATGTATTTATAAAAAACTACATTAGAATTGAGTATATATATTATTTTAACCACCCCCACGGCAGAGTATCTCCTTACGATCCTGCCATAACCCCCTCGAAAGGACAATCATGAAATCATTACTTAAATGGTCATCAATAGTTGTATTGATGATAATCTCGACCTTTGCCTCTCCCATATTTGCAGGAGGCGATAAAATTAAAGTTGGATTCATATATGTAGGACCAGTCGGCGACCATGGATGGACCTATATGCATGATCAAGGACGCTTATCAGTTGAAAAAGCTTTTGGCGATAAAGTTGAAACTACATATATCGAAAACGTTCCTGAAGGAGCTGACGCAGAAAGAGCTATAACACAAATGGCTTTATCCGGTCATGACATTATATTTGCTACTTCATTTGGTTATATGGAACAGATGTTAAACGTTGCAAAGAAGTTCCCAAATATTAAGTTCGAACATGCAACCGGTTATAAGACAGCACCCAACATGGCTGTATATTCTTCTAAGTTTTATGAAGGAAGATACGTACAGGGTATTATCGCTGGTCATATGAGTAAAACTGGAAAAGCTGGCTATATCGCATCATTTCCAATTCCTGAAGTTATTCGTGGAATTAACTCATTCTATCTTGGTGCTACATCAGTAAATCCGGATTTTGATCTTGATATCGTTTGGGTTAATACTTGGTATGATCCTGCGAAAGAAGGAGATGCCGCTAGCGTATTAATATCTCAAGGAGCTGATATCATAACTCAACATACTGATTCAACTGCACCTCTACAAATCGCACAAAATGCTGGTGTATTAGGATTTGGCCAAGCTTCAGACATGCATCAATTTGCACCTGATTCACAAATGACTGCTATCATTGATCAGTGGGGACCATATTATGTTAAGCGCGTTCAAGCTGTCATTGATGGAACTTGGAAGTCTGAAGAAACTTGGGGAGGAATGGACACCGGAATGGTTGAAATGGCTCCTTTAACAAACATACCGAGTGATGTTGCGCACCTAGCATCTGAAACTGCCATGAATATTAAATCTGGTAATCTAGATCCATTTAATGGCAAATTCACAATTGGTGAACTTCTTGGAATGAATAAGTATCTTGATGGTATTGATGCTCAAATACCAAATTAACTGTTTACATTCATATCATTCTATGGTATAATATAAATATTAATTCAAACGGTGAAGCCGAGTCAAAGTAGACTGGACCCGGGGGCGGTACCCGGCGGCTCCACCAAGAGTACTGGATCCAGTATTCTTGATGGGGCCGAAATAGGATCGACAGATATGGAGGCAACGTGGAGTTTGACGGTTAATCGCGTTAAAGATTAAATAAACTAAACGCAAACGATGATTTTGCACCTGTAGATTACGCACTAGCTGCGTAATTGTACCGAGCCCGCCAGAGCTTGGGAACAGAATCTGGCACTAAGGTTATTATGAGAAGAGGTAAAAAAAAGATCGATCCAAAGGAATATATCCTTATAAGGATCGAACAGTTGAAAGAAGAAAGATCCAAGTCAAAAGACAAGATGGATCGAATGTGGTTCTGGAAACTAATACAGGAACTTAATTACGTTTTACAAGTGATAGATAAAATAGGAGTTGATGATGGAAAAAGACGAGATTAAAGACCTAGATTTTTTCGATAAAAAGAGAGAAGGATTTACTGGAAGTAGTGGACTTCCGGTCAGGATAGAGATGGAAAAGTTATTAGGTTACATTAGGACACTTAATGATGAGATCAAAGAACTAAGAGAGAAACTATGAAAGCTGGAAAGATATGGGGAAACACAGAACTCGTACATGCAAATGGTGTATTAGAGTTTCATAGGATAGAGTTTAAAAAAGGATTTAAGTGTTCAGAACATGAACATCAATTCAAATGGAACGGATTTTTTGTAGAATCTGGTCAAATGCTTGTACGAGTGTGGCAAGAAGATCAAGGTCTCGTTGATGAAACTATATTAAATCCTGGTGATTTTACTCAAGTTAAACCCGGAAAAATACACCAATTTGAAGGTTTAAAAGATGGAGTAGCATTTGAGCTATATTGGGCAGAGTTTAATCATAATGATATAGTCAGAAGAACTGCTGGTAGTCCATCATAAAAAAAATGCACTTTAAGTAAAAAAAACTGTTTACAAATGAAAAAAACTGTGGTATAATGATATCATTAAATAATTAAAAATGAGGAATTAAAATATGTCACATAATGTAGAAACAATGGCGTACGCTGGTCAGGTCCCATGGCATGGTCTTGGAGTACCCGTAAGTAATGATCTATCACCAACAATGATGATGGAAAAAGCTGGTCTAGACTGGAAAGTCGTAGAGGTTGATTCTTTCATCGAATTCGATGGTCGAAAAATCAAAACCGGTCATAAATCTCTGGTAAGAGAGACCGATGGAAAACTTCTTACCAATGTTGGTCCTAACTGGAAACCAGTTCAAAATGAAGAAGCATTTAACTTCTTTGGTGAGTATGTAGTATCTGGCAATATGGAAATGCATACCGCTGGATCACTACGAGGTGGACAAATGGTCTGGGCTTTAGCTAAAGTCAAAGAATCATTTGATCTCTTTGGTGGAGATCAGGTTGACTCCTATCTTCTTTTTTCAAACCCTCATAGATATGGTAAGTCAATCGATATCAGATTTACTCCAATCAGAGTTGTTTGTAATAATACTCTATCACTTTCACTTGACATGCAAGCTGATAAATCAGTTAAAATAGGTCACCGATCAGAGTTCGATGCTGATAAAGTGAAAGAAGCTCTAGGAATTGCATCCGAAAAGCTTAACTCTTATAAAGAAATGGCTGAATTTCTTGGTAAGAAAAGATATACAGGTGAGGCTCTGATTGAGTACTTCAATACTGTATTTCCACGTGCTTCTGATAAAAAAGTACAAGATAAAGCGTTATCTGTTGATACTCTATCACGAAATGCAAAACTATGCTATGATGTGATGGACAATCAGCCAGGTGCTGAATATGCAGCTGGAACATGGTGGCAGGCTTTTAACGCCGTTACTTACTCAACTGATCACTTACATGGGAGCAATGAAGAAAAAAGACTTTATTCTTCTTGGTATGGTTCCAATCAAGGACGCAAAAGAGATGCGCTTAAAACCGCACTCGCATTTGCGGATGCTTAATGAGTAAAATAAATATGAGAAGTGTCAGGAGGGACTTACAAGTAATGTCCCTCGGACTCGGTGCCATACAACGAGAGATAAATATCTTAGAAGGTAGAAGCACTAAAGATAAGTCTATTAAAAAGAGACTTGAAAGACTATATGTTGCAAAGCAGCAATTAATTGAAAACCCTAAAGAATCTAAAGAATTGATGGAGAAATTTAAATGAATGATAATACAAAAAAATATGACAGTGTGTCAAACTATGAGGTTGTAATCTATATGGCTTTAGGAGCGACATTGGGTGTATCGTTTACGATTTTCATACATGCTATTAAAACTTATTGTGGTGGGTAGATGAAAAAACATGATGACGAAAGCTATGCCAACTGGGCCAAAGAGAATAAGATAAAGAATTGGGAACGGGTCTATGAGACATACCACCCAATAGAACGGGATAAGCGACGTCAGCAAGGTGTCAGAAACTGGCACAACATGCAGAGAAAAAAAGAACAACGAAAGGGTTAAGAAATTAACCCTTTTTTTATTTCTAAATTATTATAAATAGTCATATGCGTAGATTTAAAACATACTATTATATTTCAGAAGCCACGTTTACTGGGTTAAGTCATGGTGAATGGTGGAAGTATGGTGATGATAGAATTAAAAAGCTTTTAGATCTTGTTAAGTCTGGTGATGCTGTTACAAAGAAAGATGGAACAGATGTAACCATTTTAAATAACGCCGAAAATATTAAGATCATACAAGATTATATCAATGCAGGAGCATCAGGTACCACAAAGAAAATTACTCTTAAGACAAAAGATGGCACAATAGATTCTAACATGATTGGAAAAACTGCTGTCTTCGGAGGTAAGGGTACTGGAGGTGGAGCGACTGGTGACACAAGAAAAGGTGAATCTCTGCAATGTCTTTATATTGCTGCTCTATTTGGAGAAGGTACCAATCAACCCTTCGAACACTTTACTCCTGCAGTATTATCAAAGTATGAAAAAAGTATAGATGTTGATGCAAAGATAGATGAGATGTTAGAAGC